TGGAACGATATTAGAGGTAGGGAAAAAGATAGTAAATCATATTACAAAGATGATATGTATTTTGTATTTCCAGATCAAATATTTTTATATAAACATGATGGTGTTTGGAATGCTAATGACACTTTCTGTTTTGTTAAACCTATAGAGTCTTTATCTAATAGTATTTTTGATAATGAAAAAGAACAACCTTTGGTTGGTATACTTAAATACGAAGATAAATATTTAAAACAAGCTGGTTTAAAATCTGGTGATTTAATAGGTTTTAAACCTAACACTGAATATGAGTTTATTATAGATGATCAAAAGCTATATAGAATATTCAGCAATTCAATTACAATTAAATATGAATATAAAGGAAAGGAAAAAGAGTATAATCCAAGCTGGTTATGAAGCAGTCAAAGAACTTGTTAAAGTCGCGAAAGAGCCGATTGTTGAAACTGATGATGACATCTCAGCAGATAGACTCAAGAACGCTGCCGCTACTAAAAAGCTCGCCATATTTGATGCATTCGAGATATTAAATCGTATAGAAGATGAGCAGAATATGCTTGATGGCAAAGTAAAAGAAGATGCTAAACCTAAAGCGTTTAGTGGTTTTGCTGAAAAAAGATCTAAGTAATGTACGAACAAACATTATATGAGGTTATAGAGCCTATTAAAATAAATACTATAAAAAGGCTTAATAAAAAGAAAGCCTGGAAATACGGTTACAATAAAGAGCATGATGTAGTTGTTATAAGTAAAGATGGTACGATAGGTGATGTGTATAGCATACAAAATTTAAAGATAGCTTTACCAAGGACACCAAAAAATACACATAAATTTGATTCTAATAAGTGGGAAGTAACTGAGTACCCAAAAGAATTACAACGTGTAAACACTATATTTGATTGGAAAAACTTACCTAATGACTTTAAAAGTAAGTACATTGATTACATAGAGAGTGAGTTTAGTAAAAGAGATGATGGTTTTTGGTTTTATAATAAAGATAAAGCAACTTATATAACTGGTACCCATTACATGTACTTACAATGGAGCAAGATTGATGTAGGTAAACCTGATTTTAGAGAAGCAAATAGATTATTTTATATATTCTGGGAAGCTTGCAAAGCTGATAAAAGATGTTATGGAATGTGTTATTTAAAAAACAGACGTTCTGGTTTTTCTTTTATGGCATCAGGAGAGGTTGTAAATCAAGCAACTTTAGCTAGTGATTCAAGATTTGGTATATTATCAAAGACTGGTCCAGATGCTAAAAAAATGTTTACAGACAAGGTAGTTCCAATATCAGTTAACTATCCGTTCTTTTTTAAACCGATTCAAGATGGTATGGATCGACCTAAAACAGAGTTAGCATATAGAGTACCTGCTAGCAAACTAACAAGAAGAAATATTACATCAGATAATAAAGAACAGTTAGAAGGATTAGATACCACTATTGATTGGAAAAACACAGGTGATAACAGTTATGATGGTGAGAAACTTAAGTTATTAGTACACGATGAGAGTGGTAAGTGGGAAAGACCCAATAACATATTAAATAACTGGAGAGTTACAAAAACAACACTACGATTAGGTAGTAGAATTATCGGCAAGTGTATGATGGGATCAACATCAAATGCTTTGGATAAAGGTGGTGATAACTTCAAGAAATTATATAAAAACTCTGATGTTACAAAAAGAAACCGCAATGGACAGACAAGCTCAGGACTCTATTCTTTGTTCGTACCTATGGAATGGAACTACGAAGGATTCATTGATTCTTATGGCTTACCTGTATTCGATACGCCAGAAAATGAAGTTGAAGGACCTCATGGGGACTTCATAGATATAGGTGTTATAAATCATTGGCAAAATGAAGCTGATGGATTAAAAAATGATGGAGATGCTTTAAATGAATTTTATAGGCAGTTTCCTCGTAATGAAGAGCATGCTTTCAGAGACGAAACAAAAAATAGTATATTTAATTTAGCAAAAATATACGAACAAATAGATTATAATGAAGAGTTTGCTTCTGATTATGTTTCAACTGGTAATTTCCAGTGGATCAACGGAATAAAAGATACAAGGGTAATGTTTTACCCAGATGCCAACGGTAGGTTCAAAGTATCATGGGTGCCAAAACAAGAGTTACAAAATAATGTAATTATTAAAAATGGTGTAAAATACCCTGGCAATGAACACTTAGGTTGCTTTGGATGTGATAGCTATGATATATCAGGAACTGTTGATGGTAAAGGATCTAAAGGTGCTTTACACGGTTTAACAAAGTTCAGCATGGAGGATTGTCCACCAAACCAATTTTTCTTAGAGTATATAGCTAGACCTCAGACCGCTGAGATCTTCTTTGAAGATGTTCTAATGGCTTTAATATTCTACGGGATGCCTATATTAGCAGAGAACAATAAACCTCGTCTATTGTATTACATGAGAAGGCGTGGTTATAGAGGTTTTAGCATGAATAGACCTGATAAAACTTGGAATAAACTTTCTGTTGCAGAAAGAGAAATAGGTGGAATACCTAACTCAAGTGAAGACATTAAACAAGCTCATGCAGCAGCTATTGAAATGTATATACAAGATCACGTTGGTGATAGAGGTGGTATGTATTTTACAGAAACCTTACAAGACTGGTCTAAATTTGATATAAACAATAGAACAAAATTTGATGCCGCTATCAGTAGTGGTTTAGCTGTTATGGGTTGTAATAGACATTTATATACTCCAAACGCATTAAAAGAAAAAAAGAAACTAAATTTAAAGATTTCAAGGTATGAAAACAAAGGTACCTTATCTAAGTTAATAAAATAATAATATGGCCGAATCAATAACAAAAGAATATTTTCCAAGTCAGGTTGCTCCCGATATAGAAAAGGTGAGTCAAGAATATGGCTTAAAGGTAGCTAAAGCTATTGAAAGCGAGTGGTTCGTTAGAGATGGAGTGACTTATAGATTTGCTAATAATCAGGATAGTTTTCATAAACTTAGAATGTATGCTAGGGGAGAACAGTCTGTACAAAAATATAAAGACGAATTATCTATTAATGGTGATATGTCTTATTTAAATTTAGACTGGAAGCCAGTACCTATTATACCTAAGTTTGTTGATATAGTTGTAAATGGTATTGCTGAAAGAGTTTATGATATAAAAGCTTATTCGCAAGATCCTTACGGTGTTGATAAACGTACTAAATACATGGAAAGTCTTTTAATAGACATGAATAATTTAAAATTAAACGAAGAAGTTAAAGCTTTTTATGGTGAAGGTATATTACAAAACCCTGAAGAATTAGTACCAGAAAACAAAGAAGAACTAGAATTACACATGCAGCTTACATATAAGCAAGCTGTAGAAATTGCTGAAGAGCAAGCTTTAAACGTATTACTTAACGGTAATAAGTATGAGTTAATAAGAAAAAGATTTTACTATGATTTAACTGTTTTAGGTATTGGAGCTGTTAAAACTGGTTTTAATACATCACAAGGTGTTACTATAGATTATGTAGATCCTGCTAATTTAGTTTGGTCTTTTACTCAAGACCCTTATTTTGACGATATATATTATGTAGGTGAGGTAAAAGTTATACCTATAAATGAATTAGTAAAACAGTTTCCTGATCTAGATCAACAAGAGTTAGAAGAAATAGCTGGCCAAAGTTTTAGAAAAGCAGGTTATTATAACTCACATCATGACCATGATGAAATAGATAAAAATCAAGTACAAATATTGTACTTTAATTATAAAACTTATTCAAAAGAAGTTTATAAAGTAAAAGACACAGCATCTGGAGCTACAAAAGTTATTGTTAAAGATGAATCATTTAACCCTATAGTTGATGCTGCTTTAGAACAAAGATTTGGTAAGTTAGAAAGACAAATAGAGGTTTTATATGAAGGAGCTCTTATATTAGGTAGTGATAAATTACTTAAATGGGAGTTAGCTAAAAACATGATGAGACCTAAGAGTGACTTTACTAAAGTTAAAATGAACTATAATATAGTTGCTCCAAGAATGTATAAAGGTAAAATTGAATCGCTAGTGAGTAGATGTACTTCGTTTGCTGATATGATTCAAATAACACACCTTAAACTCCAACAAGTTCTTTCGCGAATGGTACCGGACGGCATATTTATGGATGCTGATGGCCTTGCAGAGATAGACCTTGGTAACGGCACGAACTACAACCCGCAAGAAGCATTAAACATGTTCTTTCAAACTGGTAGTATAATCGGTAGATCCTTAACTATGGATGGAGATCCAAACCCAGGAAAGGTGCCTATTCAAGAAATACAGA